TGCACAAATGGCAACTGCTCCTGCTTTACCACAGGGAGCACAGATACAAACAGTAGGTGTCACTCCAACAGCAGGACAATTTATTCCTACAGATATAGGTGTTCAAGGGCAAGTTGCATTACCTGCGGCACAAGCAGGAACAGCAACTACACAGCAACAGAGCAAAGCTGATGCTCAACAATTACAAGCACAGGCTGTAACTCCACAGATAAGAGAAGCATTACAAACAGTTCAAGGTGCTCAAGTAACTGACCAAGAAAGACAAAGGTCACAAGTACAAGCACAACAACAAGCAACAACCTCTGTGGCAGACTTAACTGCGGCTCAAGGTGTTGCAACTCAAATGACAAACCCTATTCAAAGGCAGATACAAGCAGGTGAGTTGATATCTACAACTGCTGATGCAGAAAAGGCAAAAACATTTACAGAACAAATAGAGGCTGCCACTGCTACACCTTCTGAGAAAGCAACTGTAGCAGGACAACTAGCAACATTAACTGCAAACTTTGATGCTACTAATCCACCTTCATGGGCGGCAGGTGCTATCAGAGGTGTTAATGCAGTTATGCAACAAAGAGGTTTAGGTGCTTCTAGCATTGCAGGACAGGCACTTGTACAGGCTGCTATGGAATCAGCGTTACCTATTGCACGAGCAGATGCACAGGTACAAACACAGTTTGAAACACAGAACTTATCTAATAGACAACAACGTGCTATGTTAGCAGCTCAACAAAGAGCTAACTTTATAGGACTAGAGTTTGACCAAGCGTTCCAAGCTAATGTACAAAATGCCGCAAAGATAAGTGACATAGCTAATAGAAACTTTACAACAGGTAGCTTTAGAGAACTCTCGTGCTGCTCAGACTATGAATCTAAATAACTTGTCTAATAGACAGGCATTAGTAATGGCAAACGCTTCTGCTTTATCAGGTTTAGACACTGCAAATTTAAATGCTAGACAACAAGCTGCTGTACAGAACGCACAGTCATTCTTGCAAATGGATATGGCTAACCTATCCAACAGACAACAAGCAGAAATGTTTGGAGCACAACAACAGATACAATCTTTGTTTACTGACCAAGCAGCAGAGAATGCATCAAGGCAGTTTAACGCTACTTCTCAGAATCAAGTAGACCAATTCTTTGCTAATTTAGCACAACAAGCTAATCAGTTTAATGCAACACAAATGAATGCACAGTCACAGTTTAATGCAGGTCAGGCTAATACTATAGAAAGATTTAATGCAGAGATTAACAATCAACGTGACCAATTTAATGCACAGAATCAATTAGTTATTGCACAGGCAAACGCTAATTGGAGAAGACAGTTAGCAACTGCAGATACTGCAGCTATAAACAGAGCTAATGAATTGAATGCTCAGAATATATTAGGACTAAGTAATCAAGCCTATAATAATTTGTGGCAGTATTATGGTGATACTATGGAGTGGGCATGGACATCTGCAGAGAATGAAAGAAGTCGTGTTATTGAACTTGCAAAGGCACAGCTACAAGCTGACAGTGCCGCTAACATACAAGACATGAAAAATGATTATGCCTCTTCTTCTGCTTTTGGTGGATTGATTGGTAAGTTTGTAACAGGTTCAATGTTTGGTGGTGGAGGATTATTCGGATAATGGAAACAAACCCTTCTTTAAATATATATAGAAAATTATCTAAGATGCAAGTAGAGCCTATGCAAGAGCCTAAAAGTGGTCTACTATCTAAAACTATGTCTACTAAAGCTAAAAAGTATAAGCCTAACGTAGATGTAACTATGCGTGTGGCAAGATATATACAAGATATTAAGGATTATAATAATGCGTGATGTTGAACAAGTATCATTCAGTAGACCTATTCCGGGGCAATCTCTTACACATGAATTAAGAGCAAGACCTTGGCAAAATCCACCACAGTTTAGCACTGTAGAAGAATCTATGGATTGGTATCTAGATAGATTTGACAATCCTGAATTAGTACAGGAACTATTGTCTATTATAGAATCAGGTATACCACTAAGCACAATAGCAAACTCAATGCAATTAGGTGCAGTGTTACAAGGTGTGCATAGTATTGATGTAGGTGTATTAGTTTTACCTATACTTATAGAGATAATGAAAACATTAGCAGAGAAAACAGATACTAAATATGTAATGGGTGATGAGCCTGAAGAATCAGATAGAGCATCTGATGCTGTATTGGACTCTGCATTAAGTAAGATTAAAGGTATGACAGTAGAAGATATGCCTGAAGAAGAAGAAGATATGATGGAAGAAGAGATACAAGAAGAACCTATGGGTCTTATGGCAAGGAGAGCATAATGGGATTTAACTTTGGTGCATTTTTAGGTGGGGCAGCTTCACAGATAGTTGAAGATATTGATGAGCAAGAAAAAGAAGTAAAGCTCCGTACTAGAACTATACTTGATAGACAAGTAGCTGAAGCCGCAGAGAATAGAAAAAAATTTCAAAATGATAAAGAAAAAGTAGAGCAACAAATAAAAGCCATAGCACAGTTATTTGATAAAGATGATAAATTTGCCTTTAATAAAGCTAGAGCCATAGTTGCAGGTGGAGATGACCACTATAATACAATGTATAAAGAATTATCAACCCATAAAAAATTAGGGGGTAACATGAATGAGGCATATGATTATGCTCATGCAAATGAAGAGCAAGGTTTTGAAGGTGTAGCTGAAGCTGCTAAAGGATTAGTAAAACTAAGACAAATATCCACACCTGAATTTGCAACAGGTGTAACAACAAAAGGTATGCAGTTATTTGGAATTGACCCAAAGCAAACTTACGAACAAGCAAAATCACAATATGTACAAGCAGGATTATTACCTGCAGATAATGCTAGTGAATCTGACATAAAAGAATCTTTTGGTAAAGGCTCTATAAGATATGATAGACTAATGAAAGCTCCTAAAGATTTAGAATCTCAACTTGGGGTTATAGCTACTCAAATAACTCAATTAGATAAAACTGCACCTGACTATAAAGATAAGTTAGATGCTCTTAATCAAAAGAAGGATACTGTTATAAGTATCTTAGCTGATGTGAATAAAAAATCTGCAACAGTACAAGCGGCTAACATAGCTGCAAACGCTAAAGATGATACAACTACTAAAGACTTAACTTTCTCTAAAGTTAACACAGGATTTAATAGTGTAGTAACTAATCTAAAAACAGAGGTAGGTTATAATACATCAGGTGGTATTTTAAAAGTAACCACACCTGAAGGACTTTTATCAGGAGATGAAGCAACTAAATACTATAATCAAAAACTTAGAGAGTCTAAGAAAAATTATGTAAAAGGATTAATTGATAGTGATGGCACTGTTAAATCTGAGGGTGCTTTAAACTGGATAGCAACGAATAATGCACAAGGATTAGTAGAAGAAGTTTTAAAAGAAGAATTTGGTGTAGGTGAAGGTGAAGGTGAAAAAGAAATACAAGAGCCAAAGAAAATAACTAAGAGAGAAAAGGTAGAAAAACTTGTTAAAGATAATCCTGAAGTAAATGAAAACGTGGCTAGAAACTTATTAGAGTTAAATCAAGGAACAAAAACTACCATAACTAATCCTATGCAACTTTCTGATATGTTAATGCAAACCTATCCAAAGAAAGCAGACGAAACTCAAGAGGCTTATGAAGAAAGAATGGATGGTTTAGCACAAATTGTTTGGAATAAATATACAGAAGAAAAGAAAGCAGCCGATGCAGAGAAGAAAAGACTAGCAGAGTTGAGAAAAAAGAGATTTGGAGATGCTGTACCTGAAGATAAAAAGAGTCAAGCACAGATAAGAGCCGAGGCACGAAAAGGTAAAAGATAAATGGCTTTAAAGAATACTGTAGACTACTTCGCAGAGGATGACGAAGAGAAAAAAGATGCTACTGAAGAAGCTATAGAAGTATCTAATACCACCTCTGTAGATTACTTTGCAGAGGAAGAGGAGAAGCCTGAAGAAAAAGAAGAAGTAGCTGTAGCAACAAAGCAGATAGACTACTTTGCAGAAGAAGATGAAGACAAACCTAAAGCTGAAGATTCCTTTCAGCTAGACCCCACATATGCAGATGAAACTTTTGAAGAGAGAATAAAAACTTTAGATGAGTTTTCTAAAGATGAAAACTTTTTGTCTACCTTACGCTCATACGGAAAGAAAAGATTCGGTGAGTCAGGTATGCAGATGGAAGGTGAAAGTGACAAAGATTATGTAAAAAGATTTGTAACACATTATCGACAAATAAACGCTAATACATTAGATTTAATGGGTCAAGTCGATTGGATTCGTTCTTCATCAGAAGAGGATAAAGCAGAGTTTGGTGCTTTATACCGAGATATCCAAAGACTACCTAGTTTTTATGAAGAAGGTGGAACAGGAACTCTTGATGGTATATTAGATTATGGAAAGGCATTGATAGCAGACCCTATAAATTTAATAGGATTAGGAACTGCAAAGATAGCAACTGTAGCAGCAACCCAAGCTGCTAAACAATCTATACTACAACTAGGTAAAAGAGGTGCTATATCACAGTCAAGTAGAATAGGATTTCAGGCTATCAAAAAGCCTCTAATAGCTGAAACAGCAGTAGAGGGATTCAGAGGTGCGTATGACGAATATGGATTGAGTAAGGTAGAAGCTGAAGCAGAGATGGGTGAAGAGGCTACAGTTAGTGATATATTACTTTCAGCAGGACTTAGTTCAGCTATAGTTGGTACAATAGGTGGTGTTGGTTATAAGAGTTTAGGTAAAGGAGCTATAAATAAAGCTAGAAAACAGTTAATAAAAGAAGGTAAAAATGACAGGTTAGCCTCTAAAGCATTTAGTGGTAATGCTAATCCTGATGAAAATATAGGTAGACAACTTACCATGAATGCAGATGATATCTCATTTGACCCTACAGAGGGTAGAAGAATACTAGATAATCTAGACCCTGATTTAAATTTATCTAATTTAGATATACTAGACAAAAAAGTTAAAGTGGATATAATCCAAAGAGTATCTAAAGTAGCCACAGAAACTGTAGAGGATATGTTAAAAGACACTACAGGTAAGTATGATGAATTTTTAAGTAAGTATCAAGAGGGTGATGGTAAAGCATCAGAAGCTATAGGAGAAATACTACAGAGATTTAACACTAAAGAGTTTGAAGGTATTGACTTAGACTTACTAGATGGTGCTATAGCTAGAGCAGGATTGACTCAGAAACAGTTTTCTGAAATAACTTATACATCATTTAGTGAGGCAGGACAGTTGTTACAGGCAGCTAGTCCATTAGGAAAACTATTTAAAGGTTATAAGGAGTCAGACCCTCTTCTCAAGAAATTATTTGACGAAAAGTTTGGTAACATGGGTGATACTGAGACTAGTAAATTAGTTTCATTTATGCAAAGAATGGATAGAGAGCGTAGAGCACTCATGGTTACACAATTATCTACAACTGTTCGTAACGTGGCTACAGGTGTGACTAGATTAGGCTTTGAGTCTGCCTACAACTTAATGGAGTCAAGTCTATATCATGCAGGTAGAGCGATAAATTCTTTAGCGACAGGTAAAGCAGTAGAAGATATTACTGCAGGTAACTTCCAAAGAGGACTAAGAGATATAGGTAGAGATGCTTTTGGTCTCATAGCATTTACTATGGATAATAATACATCAGGAGAGTTAGCAGAATCTTTACTAAAATATAATCCTCAGTTATTAAGAACCCTTAACAGAACAACAGGAGAGGTAACAGGTACTGAAAGTTTATCTAGATTTACTATGGCACTAAACCATTTAAACATCATGCAAGATGGATTTTTTAGAAGAGGTGTATTTACTGCATCAGTGGATAAAAAGTTAAGACGTATGGGTACAAGTCTTGCAGATGTACACAGACAAGGTAAAGTTCTACCCACAAAATTAGTAGGTGACTCAGTAGAAGATGCTTTGTCTTTTACTTTCTCTCGTATGCCTAAACAAAATTCTAAAAAATATGTGGGAGATGGTATAGCCTATAACTTTATTAAGTTTAATGAGGCACTAGGACCTTTGCCCGGACTTATAGGTGTGCCTGCAGGTACAGGTGCATTTCCTTTTGCTAGATTTATGGCAAATGCAATGCAGTTTCAATTTCAATATAGTCCTGTAAGTTTTGTGGGTGCTACTTTAAATAGTGCAGGTGGTTTAGGTAAATATTTAAAAGGTGATTTTAAGGCAGGTGAGAGACAATTTAACTTAGCTAGAGAACAATTCTCTAAAGGTTTAGTTGGTTATGCCGCTCTTCAAGCAGCAATCTATCATAGGTCTAATAACCAAGACGTAAAGTGGTATGAATCTAAAACGGATGATGGTAGAACTGCAGATATGAGACCTTTCTTTCCATTAGCTCCTTACTTAATAGTGGCAGACTTTATAGTAAAGTGGGATAATAATGAATTAGAAAAGATAGATACTAAGGATTTACTAGAGGGTATAACAGGCTCTCAGTTTAGAACAGGTGCAAGTTCATATATGATTGAGTCTTTCTATAAGAACCTCAGAAGTCCAACAGGACTCACTGATATCACAGGTGAAAAATTAGCAGAGTATGTTGGTGGATATATAGGTGAGTTAATTGGTGGTGCAGCTACTCCGGGTAGAATTGTAAGAGATGTAGTGGCTGCTTTTGATGAAGAAGAAGCAGTGCTTAGAGACTTTAATCAGATAGATGGTTCAGGTGCTACTGAAAGAGGCATGAGTGCATTCTCTAATTCTATACTACGTAATTTACCTTTTGTAAAAGAATATTATCCTGAGTTAGAGAGTGCTACAAGAGAGGGTAAAATATATAGACAAAGTCCTGTAGGAACTCAATTAACAGGTGTTAGAAAAGAAATGCAACGAACCCCTGTAGAAAAAGAGTTAGTTAAATTTGGACTAGAAACTTATCAAGTAGTTCCATCAACAGGAGATAAATCTGCAGATGCTTTTGTTAAAAGATATATGGGTAAGTATGTGGACAAAGAGGTTAAAAAGATTGTTCAGTCTGACAGATATAAACAAGCCTCTGATACTAAAAAGAAAGCCATGCTTTTAAACAATTTAAAGTTGTATAGAAATATATCTAAAGAGTTAGGAAAAGCAGAGGCACAGGCAGAGGCTAGGCTAGAGGGTAGAGCCTTTACCCCTTTTGATAGAGCACAATGGGGTAGATTAGGAGCAGATAAAAGAAAACTAGCAGACGAATATTATATGGAAAAATATGGTATGACAGTTATGGAAATGCAAGAAGCAGACCCTGATAGAAACCACTTGTTAGTAGGTAAAATTATGGGTAATGCTTTATCAGGTAGTGCATTTTAACGACTATCTCCTGACCCCTGTAACGTTCCTCGTGTCTTTCTATCATTAAGTTTATACAAATTATCTTCCATAATCTTACCTAGATTAGCACCTAACTCATTCGCTAACATAGCACAATACCAAAGAACATCACCTATCTCAGACGCTACGTTTGATGTAGTGCCATCACGTATTTGTTTCTTTACTTTCCCTGCTACCTCTCCTGCTTCACTCACAAGTCCAAGAGATAGGTAAGCTATGGCATCTTTCTTAGGATAGATAGCTGTAGTCTTACACTTCTCTTGGTATTCATTTGCAGTTATCAAACTCTTATTGTGCAACTGCATGAACTTCTTGGCTTCTTCTTCTAGCTTCGTCACGTTTTACTTTCTCCAACTGTTTGGTATAAGCAAAGTTATATCCTCTTTGCCACTCCCTATGTTGCATAGTGTTAGGATTGTATGGACTCTCTGTACATATAATCTTAGCACCGAACTTAGCAACATTACGTATGTATTGCTTGCCTTTAAAAGCATTGACCCCACGCTCAAACTGAATACGTAGGGGTGCATCATACTTACTTAGATTTGGATTCCTTTTTTTCTTCTGTTTCATTTGGTTGTCTCCTTTCTAAATATTTCATTATCATTGATAGTCTTGCATCATACTTATCAATGTGCTCTATCTCTTTGTCCATAGCTTCTATTATATCAGAGTGTTCTCCAATACCTGTAGACCTGCTCAGATATATTTCTACATTAGCTATGTGCTTGTTAATATGTCCTACATAATAGGACTTTAATGCTGATAATAACATCTCTCTCATTAGTTTTCTCCTCTAAATGTTTTTATAACGTCAGATGAAAACAACTTATCTAGTTTTAACAAATACATTTTAGATGCATTATGGTCTCCACCTGATACACTTCTCTTGTAATCTAATCTATCAATTAGCTTCTTTAGATTATCTACATTAAAGACAAGTGTACAAAAGACATCATCACCTATGCATAGATTATGAAACCAATAGTCTGCTTCTGTTGCATTGATACCACTAGGCTTACCATATGATTCGTATTCTATAGCTATGTTGCCTGTCTTCTGCCACTTATCTCTTTCACTTTTTACTTCTATCTTTTTGTTTTGTAACATATCTGCTACAAACTGTTCCCTTACTTTACCATACTCTAGGTCTATGTCAAACTTTTTTCTGTCTTCTTTACTTGGTTCTAGGTTTTCCATGTGTGACTCCTTTCACTTTGGGTTTAAGATGTAATAGTTCCCTTATGTGTAGCTTTCTACCTTTAAAGAAAACGATTAAGTTTATTAACGTATTTATAGTGATGGCAATAAGTAACCACCATTGCCACCATATTAGTTGCACTGTATTTTCTAACATTAACTAGCCTGTATGTCAACCATTTCACAGGCATCAGCAGTACAAGCTAGTTCTTTAGAGCCACTTGTCGTGTCCTCTTTCTCGAAGTCTGCTAACTTAGACCAATCAATAGAGGTAGGCATCTTACTATGTAACTCTTTGTACTCTTCCTCATTTATATCTTGATAAGGTGCTTGTGCATATGTATGGTCACTGAAAGGTAAGAAGGATATACCTGATACCTCATCAAAGTTTCTGTATACCCAAGCTCCTACATCCATCCACTCATCTTCTTTTACAGATATAGTTACAGATGGTTTATGCTCACACCAACTTCTTTGGAACATGAGCCAATATTCTAACTGTTGTACAGCAGTCATCTCAGTTCTAGTGATAGCACCTGTAGGTGACTTCATAGGAAAGCTAAACACAGTTGTGCTGTCAGGCTTCATGACATCAGGTTCTGCAGGGATACCACTCTCTTTCATAAACTGTGTGAGTGGGTCTTTATTATCTCCACGCACAGTTCTAACATAGAAAGGATTATGTCTTGCATGTATTCCTGATGCACTGTCAACTAATTGGCTAACTGTGCCACTAGGTTTGATACATGTTATAGCAGTTGACTGTGGTATGCCTAAGTCTTTAGCAATCTTCTTGTTAGTTTCTACTGCAACCTCTTTTAGTAGTTGTAAGTTAAAAGATAAGTTACTATTATCAGGAGATAGAACAGGACAGTCTAATATACCTGTCAAAGATACACCTAGCAACCTCTCTTCCTCTGTATTAGATTTCCATACTTTACGTAGATACTTAAAGTCTGTAAGAGTAGATTGAAATGTGCCTAATATAGTAGCCATGCGAACTTTATCTTTCAAGGATACTATATCATCTGTTTCTCGTGCAACAACCTCTGTAAGATTACAGAACTGCATGGATTACATCCAAACTCATGCTCAGTCTCACGTCTACCATTCTCCGATGCTTTTACTTTTGCGGCTTTTCTATTAAAGATACCACGCTCTCCTGATTTAGATTCATATAATGATGTCCACTCTCTCATGAATGTACCCATCTCAGGCTTACCTTTAAACGCTACAGAGTTATTAGCCAATGCTCTTTGCCCTTCATTCTCCCACCACTGTCCTGACTTGGCATGACGCATTTGGTCATCACCTAAGTTAGACAAAGAGATAAGAGCAGAACGTCTAACACCACCAACAACTACAACCTCTCCTATCTTACACATGATATCGTGACACTCTATAGGAAATAGTCTTCTACCTTTTGCACCCTCAAACTTCTGTATACAAAACTTAAACAAGTCTATGAGAGGAGCAGGTCCTGATGCTCTACCACCAAAAGTTTTTAGTCTAGCACCTGCAGGTCTTACCTCGGATACATCCCATGTAGGTATCTGTCCTGCATATAATAAAGATATTAACTCACGTAATGCTCTTGACCATCCGGGTCTACTATCAGCAACCTTTATAACAGTAGATGACTGCTCAAAGTGTTCGTTTACTACAGGTAGTTTATCTACATTCTCTCTTTCTACAGAGAAACCTACACCTGTGCCACACATAAGTATATACATACATTCATCAAAGCTACGTGGACTATCTACAGGTATGTAGCTACAATTATACCCTGCTACATGACACCTATCTAACGCTATACCTGCAGTCATTAATGCTCTCATGCTTGGCATAGTGCCAAGAGATACTATAGATTCATTTAGTTTCTCTTTGAGAGCTTTAGTAATCGTGTAGTTATAATTAGTTTTTAGATGGTTATCCATGTAACCTATATATCTATCCACAGTTTCTATCCAAGTCTCTCGTCTTTGCTCATCGTCTTTCCATCTTGCATATCTAGAAAGAGCTATAAAATTTTGATAATCAGTTGGTAAATAGTTTTGCATTTAGGTCTCCTCTGTTACTATCTTTATACTCTTAACTTTCACTCCTTCTATCTCGTGAAAAGTCTCATTGATGTATTCTTCCATCTCTTCGTCTACGTTGCCATCGGCAGGTACTGCATACTCTTCAGGGTCGATATACAGTGTCATCATAATTTTAACTCGCATCTTTTTCAACCACGTCTATCAGTTCTGTAAGATACCATTGTGCTTTCTTCAAATCTTCTACACCATTCTTGTATCTGTATCTCCAAAGATACTTCATGATGTTACCTTGTAGGTAATACTCAAACCCATTATCAGTCATAGCTCTAATAGCATCTATAGTTTCTATACCTGCTTTGTTATAGTGTGGTGGATGATTAACCATATCCATAGTTTGTTTATGGTCTGATTGTTCTTGTGCTTGTTTTTTTACACCTGATAAATATTTCACTTTTTGCTCCTTTGATTTTTCTTCTAGTTCTTTAAATTTCTTTTTCATATATTCTAAATGCCTCAATGTAATTTGCCTTCAGGTTTAAAGTTGACGTGTATAACATTACCACGTTCTTTAGGCTGAGTCAATCTCTCTATGCCTTGTGCTAGTTCTTCTTGTGATAAATATTTGTCAGCGAGTTGCTCAGTAGCTTCTCTAAATATTTTGTTCTCTTCCATCAAAGGAACAGAGGCACATATCTGTTTAGTAAAACTAAGCATAGAATAGAAATCATCATCGTCTAGTTTATTAGCTTTGTCCACTACCATCTTGAGAGTTACCTCTCCTGTCCACTTATTCTTTTTATCAAGGTGGGGTTTAACTACAATCATAAAATCATTCGTTTGTACATCATATTTATCCATATTTATCTCCTTATCTTTGTTGTTGAAAATCGTATGAACTTAGGGTGTTTGTTTTTACCTTTCTCTTTCAACCAATCTTCAGGTATTATTCTATCATAATATCTAAATCCATATCTAATACACCACTCTGCATATGTTGATTTAGCACCTTTACTAAGTTTTCTTTTGCTATTTTCAAACACAAATCTAATGTCTAAGTTTGGATGTTGCTTCTTAATCGCTAGATGTTTTCTTCTATCTAATGTTAAGAACCTGCCTTTAGTTTCTATTATAATCCCATTATATAATATAAAGTCAGGGGTATAGGTGCGATAACATAAATCTTCCCACTCTATTTTAATAGACTCATACGAAAACTTACACTTGTTTTCTTTTAAGTATGTGGAGAGCTTATGTTCTAAGCCACTCCTATACCCATGCTTTATTGCATCTCTGCGTACTTTGTGTGGAGACACTAGAGTAACCTTCTCCACCCTGTAAAAGGATTGAACTCGTATGAGTCATGAGAATATGAAACACCAAGAGCTTTCATCTCTTCTTTAACAGCTTCATCTGCTAACTTCTTAGCTTCCATAGCTTCTCTCAAACCCTTAGTTCTCATATCACGAAGGGTTTTCTTAGCTTCAGCTAACTCTTTTTCCATAGTCTCAATATCCTTTTGCAGGTCTTCTATCTTTTTAGAATCAGTCATTATTTTAAACTCCATATTTTACTCGCTTCATCTTTCATACCTGTCCACAACCAAGAGTCTAGGTTAGGATATGTAAGAGAAGCTATCTCATGCTTGTCATCACTGACAGACAAAAACTTTTGTATACCAAAAGCAACTTTAGTTAGTTGCTTCTTGTATGCAGATAAGTTTTTAAGTGTAAATACCTTGTGTTCTTTAGGACTTGCAAAGAACAGGTCTACACTACTCTTAGGATATGCCATAGAGTATAATGCCATCTGTCTTTTCTGTGCTTCAGTCGGTCTTGTAGGCATCCTTGTGGTTGTCTTCAAGTCAACTATCTTGTCAGCAAAGCGAAAGTCAATATATCCTATAATAGGCACAGGCAGGTCATCAATCTGAACTGATACTTTTTCTTGGTATGCTTCAAGATTATCATAGTTAAAGTTCTCATCAATGACTTTGCCAAAACCTTCCAACAACTTTTTCTCTTTAGCTGTCTTTATATCTCCTAAATCAACACCTGATTCAGCACACAGAGACATGAAGTGCATATCTAAATAGTTAAAGTCAAAGGTTTTCTTTTCATACTTGTTCGCTAAAGTGGCTTCAGTAGCAATACCTCTCACAGCACTAGCACCATTAGATGATTTAACACCAAACAAATACCTAGCAACCCACAAAGCATTATCATTAATGTATGTATTGATGCTACTAGGTGACAAGTAATTGATACCATGCACTGCGAAAGGATTGTTACTTAGCACTATGCGTTTTCCACTTCTATGAAGTTATCCTCTGCGTCAATGATATCACTAACTGCAGTGGACATATCTTCATCAATGGAGTTTTGAGAAGCCTGTTCATTCCACTCGGATACTATATACTGATTATAGTTCTCCACCCAAGCTAGGAAGTCTCCAAACATAACTTGGTCTTTCTCAGACAGGTCTATCTTCTCAGACAAGTTCAACGTGCTAGTAGGCAAATAGAACTTACTACCATTAGGTAGCTTTCTAGGTTCAGTAGCTAGAGCTATAGTATGCTGAACAGGTAAACACTTTTGCTTTGCAAGTTTTGTAAAGTTTACACCCACAGTTTTGAATGCTTCTCTATTATCTATCTCCCATATAAATGGGGTAGTCTCAAACTCAACGCTATTACCTTTTGCATCAACAGCATCGTGTAAGTCTACTAAACCAAACACTACACGCACACGTTTAATCTGCTTGATAAGGTCTTTAGTTTTATCAGGCAGAGCATCAAAGTCTTGTATCCAACCTGCAGGTTTACCACAGTTGAATCCACCTTGATTATCCTTCAGGTCTTTATTAAGAGTATCAGCCATGACAGTCTTATGATAAATACCCATAGGTTCTCCCTTTTTTGCAGACATATTCTTTACAAATCTTTTGTACATATATCTCTGCATGAAAGGTCTAATGGTTGCAGTCTTACCATACAAGACCTGACCTTCAGGGATGTCTAATTTATAAGTACCACCCTTTACTATAATCTCATCATCCTCTTCAATCGGAGCATGATTGATTTTAAATCTAGGTAGTTGTGGAGATTTCTTTTCCACTGTATTAGACTCATTTGCTATTCCCATAGCCTTTGCCATAGATTCATAATTGTTAGTGTCTATGGTCACTAAGTTTGCTTCTGTCATATATATTCTCCTTTCAGAAAGTTAAAATGTTTCATAGTTATATCAGCTAACATCTTTAGTGTCAAGCCAATTATCACCTATTTTTGCTTCTAATAATAAAGGCACATTGAAGTCTATTCTAAACTGTTGATTTATAATACTATTCATGTCTTCATTAATAGATTTTAAGATGAAAATAACTTTGTTAATCTCATCAGGGTGTACATCAATCACAATGGAATCATGCACTGTATTCACGATACAAGACTGAAGTAACTTTAATCTGTCTTCTATGTGTGTAAGAACTAATGGAACTATATCTGCAGTCGCAAAGCTCTGCACAGGATAGTTCTTTATCTGTGTAAAGTGAGACACAGAACCATTCATTCTTCTTTCAACATCAGGGAAACTAAACTCTCTGCCTGATGGTGTGGTAATACTTCTTTTCTCTAGAGCCTCTTTAGCCAATCTGGAATGCCATGATGCGACTCCTTTGTACTTCTTGGTGAAGTCTTGGTAGTATCTCGCTTCTGCTTTTGTCCTACCGAACCCTGTCGCACCATACAACGGAGCAAAGGTATGTGCTTTAGCATCCTGCCTAGTAGTAGGCTGACCTGATTTCGTAATGATGTCAGCAGTGTACGCATGAACATCAAAGCCTGTTTTAATCTCATTTATAGCCACCTTATCTTGTGATAAATATGCGGCAGTTCTAAACTCTAGCTGTGCAAAGTCTGCTTCTAGAATCTTACCACCTTTCCAACGTGATACAAACACCTTCTTCACAGGAAACGTGCCACCTCTTGGCATATTCTGCATATTAGGGTCTGCTCCACTAAATCTGCCTGTAGCAGTTCTATGTTGTAATAGTCTTACGTGTAACATACCATCAGACTTTACGTGTGCTTTGATACCTTCAACGAAGGAAGACAAGTATGTATCTAATGCAGACAATCTCTTGAGGTCTTGTAAGAAACTACTAGCTTCTTTCATACCTGCCCTGTTTGCCATGCCTTGTAATACATCTAGATTACCTTTGGATACACCAAACCCATTTGCAGATACCCACTTGGCATTTGGTGCATTAAACTTCAGTCCTGCTATCTTAGTTCTGTCATCATGAAAATGATAACCAAGACCATTACAAGCAGGGTCTTTATTGGTATTAGCATAAGGAGTTCCATTCTTTCTTACCTTTCTTATGTTGCCTGTGCCATTACATGACTTACATATAATAGCTTTTGTTTTATATACAATATCAGAGTTATCTCTGACTGCTCTCTTGAAGTCATCATGAGCCATGTGAGGAATAAACTCATTTGCCCACATAGCTTTGTCTTTAGGCTTTCTACTATAGATAACCCATGACATCTGTTCAGGACTGTTAAGATTAATAGGCATATCCCCCATTATATTTCTTACTTGTGAAGATAATCGCTTCTCAATCTCTTGCTTCTCTGTCTCAAACTCTTTTCTTACAGACTCTAGTTTAGTCTCATCTACCTTGAATCCATTCCTGTGTGTCCTAGCTAGAGTAACACACACTTTGTTTGTAAGTATTACTGTATCCATAAGATGGGCATACTTAACAGAGTTAAGTTTCTTATACTGTCTGTCAGACAATTGCTGTGTAGCGTGTAAGTCTGCAGATAAATACTGCCTTAATTCTGCCCTAGGTATCTCATCTGTAGCATAACCCTTTGCAAAGTATTCCTTCAACGTATCTTCTTTCTTTGTCTCTAGGTCATACCTTTCGGCACAGTCTTTGAGATGTAAAGGTTCTTTCAGACCTCTCTGTAATATATACTCTGTGAGCATGGTGTCAAAGACAGGACCTTCATACTTGAAGCCACACTCCCATAACCACATCAGGTCATACGCTATGTTATGTCCTATAAGTATTGTTGCTCTGTCAAGCAAATCTTGTATGTCTATGTGCTGTGTGCCACCTGAATCCATATTAAACAGATACTCGTTACCTATATCTGTCAGACATCCCACCATAACTAACTTGTTAGTAGGTTCGTATGGGTCGAGATGCATTCTGCCATCTCTCTTTGTTACTGTATTTTCTACGTCTAATGTTAACTTCATGCACTATACCTCGCTGTGTGTGGGTTGATGTTGCAGTTTATCATGCCATGCCAACCTGTAATTTTGTTCTTAACAACATTCAAATGTCTCATGGTTGACTCCTCATCAATACCTTCAACACTTGCAGGTTGTCCTATTAATATCATTAAGTCGGCTTCTGCCGCCTTACCTGTACGTGAGCCTTCCATCATTGCCTGATTAAGTCTCTGTCTACCCTCTGCTTCTGCATTGAGTTGTGACATATAGAATATAACACAATCATATTGTTTTGCAATCTGTCTTGCATATATTGCATTTGCCTTGAGTGCTTCATCAGGTCTTGCATAACCTGCAGTACGTGCAAACTTATCTCCCATGTCAATCACAACTACGTCAGGATTAACACTCTTACACATACTCTCCACCCAAGACATATCCTCGCCTGTCACATCCTTTATCTTTAGATTAGGTGACACAATTTTGTACCTATCCCTAGCCTGTGCAGGATTATCTTTTATCTGATACTTATCCATGTTTGTAGATGCAGTCAGATATCTAAATCCTACTCTGTCATATGATTCTTCGTTACATAAGACAACACACTTAGCACCTTGTCTAGCAAAGCCATTGTCTCCTACAAGGAGAGATGCATGGAAGCTAGTCTTACCTGTGTTGGGTCTTGCCCCCACCTCAACAAGATAGCCACCATTGACACCTTCTACTTTCCTAGCTAACTCAGGTAGATTGAATGACCACCTAGTCTGCTGACTTTGTTTAGCCATCAGAGTATCAAACGAGATATCATCCCATTCTATTCTCATCTCAGGTGTGAAGTCATCGTTGTACTTCTCTAGTAAATCACGTAGAGGTTTCATACTTGTCTGCACACCATTGACAAAGTCGAAGCCAAGATTAGCTACGTCTTCCCCAATAACTTGTTGGAACAACTTAGATAACACATCCTGTGCTACATCTGTTCCCATAGGCTTCTGCCTTTTAATATCGTTGAACAATGCAGAGTAACCTTGCTTCTGTGCAGTAGTCATAGCAGGATTGCTAGACAAGAACAGAGCTTCAAGTTCGTCAGGTGTTACATCCCTGTCATACTTTCGCATTGCTTTATCTATGGTGTGCTTGATAGTCCTAGCATCTTTGCTAAACAATCTATCAGGACACCTAGCACCTCTATGGTCTTCATAGAAGTTCTTGTTCATTAAACTACGTAGTAGTGATAATTCCATGTTGGTTCTCCTTTGGGGTTAGTTTATATAAGTTGTTTAAGTCTTCGTCTTCTCCATATTTCAAATCATCTTTCAATCTCAATACTTTTACGTCATTGACGTATCCTCGTAACTCTTTTGCAAAGGCTAGTGTCTTGGGCATTGCATCAGGGTCTAAGGCTATGATAGCAGTTGAGAATTGTGATAGGTATCTCTTGTGTGAATCGCTTAATGATGTTCCCAACACAGCTACCCCTACATAAACACCATTGCCTACAACAGATGCACTTACACAATCCTCAACAACTACAGCCACCTTACCACATCCATATGAGAAAGGCAAGTCACTATTTCCATATCGTTTCCATTTGGGCAGACGAAATCCCACAGACCGACCAACTGCATCTACAATCAGTCCGTCTTTCTTGACAGGAAATACAACTCTCCTTTCTTTTATGTCGTAGTACAACTCCAACTTATCATATTCTAGATTCCATAACTCACAAAAGTCCATGACCTCTCGTCTATGATTGTGATGTACTACATACTCAGGTAAGGCGAAGCCTGTACTATCTTTTTTGACATCAGACTTGGCAGTCTTGATATCATCCACAGATAAGTTAACCTTCTTTGTTCCTGAGATAGGACAAGAAGATTTGTAACAGTTCCAAACTAGCCTACCCATGTTGTTGGTTACAGTAAATGTCTTATAACCATTACAACTAGGACAGTTAGTTCTTTTTGTTTCTCCTACACTTAAATGTAAATCACTTATGTAATTATATATATTCATATTATATACTCTTAATGTAATTATCACGTAATGTCAATGCATTTTCTGCACTAGCATACGTATTTTTCATGTAAGGTTTAACCGACTGTGGGTTAGCGTGTCCTGTAACGGACATAATCTGACCCATAGGCACTCCTGCTTCTACCATTTCGGTAGTTCCTGTCCTACGTAGGTCAGATATTCGTAAATCATCAGGTAATCCTGACTCTTTTATGACTCTTCTAGCCACTTTTGATAGCCTTTGTATGGCATATGGACTGTAAACACCCCTCATTGGTGTAGGATAGGGTGCAACATAAGGCTGAAAGTCGTAATCTTTTGCCTGTTCTTTAAGCATTTCTAATAAGTCAACAGAAATTGGTAGGTGTACTACACTTCTTCTCTTTGACTGTTGCAAATTTAACACACCTTTGTCAAAATCTATGCTAGAGAACTGTAAAATTCGCATATCTCCCACTCTTTGACACCATTCGTATGCCATTTGTACTATCAATCCTAAGTTTCTGTGCTTAAAATCTTCGTAACAATGGTTAAGAAATTTCCTAACTTGTTCTTTTGTCCACACAGTTGTCCTAGCATGAGCAGATTTACGTTTGAAAGTAGAGAAAGGGTTGCTCTCGGCATACCCCATCTCCATTCCAAAGGAATATATCTTACGTGCTACTGATGTAACTGCATTCGCCAAGTACACGCCACGCCCAAGCCATACTTCGTATGCTCTACGTGCTATCGCACCTGACATTTTGGTAAGACATATTTCTGCCATACTTTTGCCATCAACTTTTGTGTCCAATAAAACAGTCACACAATATTGATAATCATGTTTAGTTTTATCAGCTAACCTATTGAAATCGTTGGACAAATAGTATTTATTTGTTAGGTCACTTATGTTCACTAAGATACCTTTATTGCTATGTAAATACATAGTCCTATGATTAGTAACTTGCCATAGTCAAGGTCGAACTTCGTACCTTCCCCATATTTCTTGTGATAGTCCACATTAAAAAAGTCTGTTATTCTATGCCACATTTGTTTCTCCTTTCATCCAAGTTGGTAATTCTGTTTCCATCCATTTTGGTTTTTCTGTATACTTGTATCTCGCAAATCTAGACTTGTCAACAATATAAAATCTTCTATAGGCTAGTATAGGAAATACCTCGTCTGTTTTTAGTTGGTCATGCCCACTAAAACATTGTGGGTGTGCAGTCATCTTACCATCAGGTAAATACACTCTGCCAACCCACAAAGATGCAAAGTGTTTACCTGCACCATGTTCTTTTTTATATCTTGCAGTATACTCTTTTAGCATACATCCTAACAAAGAGAATGCAAAAGTGTAATTACTTATGTTTTCCATTGCCCATAGTGTGCAAGGATGCTTCTGATGTACAGGTTTATACAAACCCTTTTCCTCTGCAAAGCTAGGTGCATGATGCCATAGCACAGTACACAACATCTGTGTTTCTTCTAGTGGCATCTTGACTATGTGTTGGTCACATAGAGATGATGCAATCTTGCTTGGTCTATCTTCTATAATAAATCTATTCATGTTCTCCCCCTTTGTCGTTATCGTCATACTTAATTCTCTTACCCTTGTAATACATATATCTACTTCTGCTTGGTGTATGATAGCCTTCTTTTAAAAAGAATGTAGGCTTTCTCTTTGCAGTTTCAAATGTAGCTACAGTAATTACAACTGCACATATAATAAATACATGAGCAATCGCAGTTATACCAAACACCCACATACTACCAAAGTACATAGAAAATACTATGCACCACATCCATGCTAATACTTGCATGACCATGTGTCTAGTATTCAAATCAGGTATGTGCCGCAACGGATTACGCTCATGATTCATGACTGATTGCCATGTGTCGTGTACTATTTTAGTCATCATTTACTCCTTTCAATATCCCACCTATAAAATATGTGGTCATCTATTCTAATTATATAAGTCTTTGTCTCTGCCCAACTAGGTCGGACATAGTGTGCATGATAATGTGTAGAACCTTCTACGAAGTCATCTAGATGTCCATTGTACACACCATTTGCCACGTGCATAGCATCTCTCCATGCTTTAGCTTCTCTTGGCTTGTCACTCTTGCCATCACAATACCAACTAAATTGGCATCTATTCTTGATAGGTAGTGATGGCTTCCATTTGTACGTCAAGCCTTGTTTAACTACGTCACACACGTTGTTAGGGTATCTGTTATCCTTTACCCTATTCATTACTACTTGTGCTACTGCTACTTGCCCTATGAAACTTTGATTCTTAGCTTCATGATACACATTTAGTGCTAGGCATATTAATGATTCAGCTATCATAAGTTTACTCCTTTCATAGTCTTTTCAACATCTATGTAATTGCATACCCATGTGTCCTTACCTATACGACAATTTCCCCTATAGTATTCAAGCACCATAAAGAATACAAACAGTATGAAAAAACTAGGAAATATTAGTGTATGCCATTTCTCTTTGAGATACTTCATTCCCATCTGTCTACACCACAAATTTCAATATCACAATCAGGGTTATCTCTTTGCACTTCGTTCTCAATGAAGTCTGCTATTCCCTTCAGGTCTATGAAAAGTCTTGTGCGACCATTATTTTCCTCTGCATACTCGTCATCTTCCATTTCATTAATGTATTCATGTATATTTATTTTCATCTTGTCCACCTTTCATCCCATATAGGGTCAGTTAGTAAATATTGTTTTTCAACATCCATAGTCTTGAGTATATGTGCAATCACATCTACTGTCCACCCATTGCCAATCATCTTGTATCTCTGTGAGTTGGACACATGATTGGTATAGTTGTCAGGTAATGTCTGCAATCGCTCACACTCTAGGGGTGTCAGCTTTCGCCACATATCTTTTGATACTACCACGTTATCTTTCTGCACAGTAGTGAGACAGTTAGACTTACCATCATCTCGGACTTCTAGTTGCCTAGTAAAAGGCAAGTCAAGTTGGTCATCTTTCCTAGTGCCATGCTCATCTAATCTACGATTAACGATACGACCAATGGCAACCTTTGGTTCTCTGTGTCCACCTTGCATGGTAGTGAGGGTAGGTGCTTTGCCTTCCTGTGCATACACTCGCTTGATAGAGTCATGACCTTTGAGGTCAGCAGTACCGACACGTATCAACCCATCCTTCGACATGGTAGGATTATCCTTGAGTACCATAGTACGTTGCTTACGCTCTATACTATTCCACCATACTGCACCATTGTATCTTGCAGTAAGACAATGTGATTTGCCATCTTGGCTAGTCATCTCGTTTGTAGCATATCCATCTTCTAAGATATCTTGCATGACAATACCTTTGTCTACCATACGTGGTATGGGTATCTGTTTGTATGTACCATCAGATTGCAGTTTACCCCACCAATATAGTCTGTACCTGTTCTGACCACTCAACCACTTAGAGTTTAATGCTTGTGGCTCAAAACCCATGTGATAAGATATGGTATCTTGATATTCTTTCTTCATACGTACATTTTCAAGTAGCACATACTTAGGTCTGACTAAAGATAAAATCTCTACAAAGTGAAAGAACAATTTACTCTGAGGGTCATCAAAATTTAATTGTTTCCCTGCAAAAGAAAACCCCGTACATGGCGAACCACCCATAAGTAAATCTATACTACCT